AGGGCGGCGACTTCGGGAAGTGCATCAAAAAACGCGCCGAGCGTTACGCCGCCGCTTGCAAGGTCAACAGTGGATTTCATTTCGTCCGTCATTTCTCTTTACGCAAGTTAAGGGCCAACTTCTGGATGAAGTCATCAATCTTTGCGAGAATCTCATTGTCGCGCATAGACGGAGTTACATTAGCAATCACCGATGCGGCTGCTACAATAGCTGTAATCCAAGTAATCAGAGTTTCCATTATTCTGTCTCCGTCTCTTCTGTTTCTAGTGAGGTTTCAAGCAGAGACATAAATGCCTTACGTCCGACCTGAAGCTGGTCTAAGTTAAACTGGGTAGAGCCAATCTTGCGGTCAAGGTCAGTGATGTGGTTAATCAAAACCTTCTGGTCGTCTGTGAGTTGCTCTTCAGTGTATTCTTTATCGTTGATCGTAATGACGTTTGGTTTTTTCTCGGTCATTAGTCTCTCCTTTGGTTTACGTTACCACGGCACTCCGTCAGTAGTAACAGGGGTTTTCTGCCCAGCAATATCAGCAGCCAGAGCAGCTTCGGTTTCGTCTTTATCAACGCTTTCATATACCCAGCCAAGCACATTAGCTTCGGTCAGGCTATCAAAGGCAATAAAGCCGTCAGCACTTGCGTCAGGCGTAAAGCCGACAGTGCCATAAGAGGAAGCAGAATAGGTTACGGCATCATCGCCCGACCCAACTGTTTCCGTTTCAGTGACGCGCCAATGCGCCACAGTAACGCCGCCATCGGCAGTGTTACGTTCCAAGTTTTCAATAGTCCAAGTTGCCATTTTAATTCTCCGTTAACAGGCCATTAGCACACACGGGACAAGATAAGAGCCATCGTCATATGTGTGCGATACATTGGTTGAAGTTACTTTTGCGATTGTTTTGCTACGAACAATGTCATCACCTTGCGGCTTGGCAGTGCCATCGCCAGCAGACATCAACAGGTCGCCACGAGCAACAGTCGTGCCTTGTGCGATGCGAATGACCATATCACCCGTCATTGCGATGTTCATATCGTTAAACTCGTCATCGTCACTGTCCCAGTTGACAAACACGCCAGCAACATTTGCATCGCCCTCAACAGACGAAACAGCCATACAGTTAAGCTGTTCATTATCTTCGGTGTAGGCATCTTTGGCTTCGACAGCCTCGGTGACAACATTGCCATCTTCGTCATAAACAGCGTTTTGCGCTTCAACAGCATCGTGTGACCAAACAGCCATCTGGTCTAGGTTAGTCATCACCGTGCCTTTGACAATCGTTTCGTCTTTTGCGCCATCGGTAAGCTGCGACCAACGCGCCAAGTGACCACCGTTATAAGATACGGTTGTGCCGCTAACAGATATACTACCTTCAACAATGGTATTTTGGAAAAATCGAACCAGAGTGCCATCATTGTTAAGTCGGTTTATATTTACAACATCACTTCCAGCAACAGTAGCTTCAACTTGCCCATTGTTTAACAAACGAACGCCAACATCAGCAAAACTTCCTGATGTCTTACCAACCTGAATGTGGCCCGAACTGTCGATGCGCATGCGTTCTGTGTTGCCGCCAGCAGAAAACTTAATGCTACTTGTATTGCTTGCACCACCGTCAGCCATAATTGACAGGTCTGCATCATAGATATACATAGCACCATTACCTGCTGTGGTAGCGCCATAAGCGGTAGAGCCTTGTTTACCGATTACTAATGCTGTGCCTGACTGAGTATTATCAATGTCAATACCTGCGTTACCGCTGCTAGACTCGTAGACTGCTATATTGTTGCTAGGCGAACTCGTGCCGATGCCGACCCGCCCGCTGCTGTCGATGCGCATGCGTTCTGTGGGAGCAGCATCACTTCCTGAATCAGTTGAAAAAGTTAACTCAGCAACAGACGCACCCGACCGCCACGCACCTACGTCAAAAACACTTGACCCTTTGTTTTGAATATATAAGCCAGTATTAGTGTATGCGGTAGCCGCACCTAGAGCAACAACAGCACCGCTTACTTCAAGTTTATTCGCTGGCGAACTCGTGCCGATGCCCACATTGCCCGAACTGTCGATGCGCATGCGTTCTGAGCCAGCCGCAGTGAGAATGGTATTGCCGCCTGATTGCTCAGAGCCAATTAAAAAATCATTACCATTAGAATAAGCAAACGCTTTATTAGACCCGCCCTCTTGCCAAACTATATTGCTATTGGTAGTTCCGTTAATCGTCAAGCCATTTGCTGTAGCCCCAAAAGATGCTGGCGAACTCGTGCCAATGCCGACGTTGTTATTCGTGCTGTCAACGTGCAGGGTGTTGGTGTCAACAGTCAGGTCGCCAGTAATAGTAGCAGCAGCAAAAGAGGGGCTGGTCAGGGACACAGTGCCGTCATTCATGTCAGCCAAGTCAGCCATAATCTCACGAATGGCGTTGTTAATGCCGCTAGGCAGGCAGCCCTCCGCTATGTCAACCGACTGAATGTCCGTGTTTGACGCGGCTGTTTTGCTGTAATCTGTAATACTGTTCTTTGCCATGATTTATTCCTGCTTTTCGTTTTCTTCAAGCATATTCATTGAGTGCAATATAGCACGAGCCTCAGTAGAGCCAAAGTCTCTTGACATTGCTAATGCTCTCATAGGCCCAATATCGTTTTCAGCGATAGAGTTTACAGCTTTCAAAAAGGTAGCATTTCCCATCAACTTTGCTGTAGCAAACACAGTAACAGCAGCAATAGCCGCTTGTATGGGAAAATTAGTTGCGGCAACATAACCCGCCGCCGCACCAGCCCCGCCCGCAAAGGGGCTAGTTGCCCTGCGGCCTACATCTGATGCTACTTGACGGGTTCTCAGCCTACGACCAGCTTCCATCGCATCAGCATCAGATAACTTAGATGCCGCTCTAGCGAGTTTTTCCAACTCCCCATAAACTCTAGGGCCACCAGCAGATGAAGCAAAAATTTTCTTAGCAGAAGAGTTAATTTTCAACCAACCATCAAGAAAAGTTTTAGCGTCAAAAACCTCGTCTACATCATCTGTTTTTCTTCCAAGACGGCTGATAATAGAGCTTGTGACAGTACCAAAATCTTCTTTTGGAAGACTTTTTTCAAGAGCCTTAATAATCCTAATGCTTTCTTTTGCTCCGCCAGTTTTAATTACATCTGAAATGTATCTATATGCCTGTTCTGGGTCTTCAATCTTAACAACCTTTCCAAAGGCTGTTTCAATTCTTTTCATCCTAGCATTGTAGTAATTATTTGCATTTTTAAATGCGTTGCTTGCTTCAGTCCCAGCAGCTTTTGCAGCAGCCTCAAGGTCTTGCGATAAAGCTGCGTATAATTTTTTCCTAGAAGTCTTGCTTAAAGATTGAGCCAAAGGCCCACTGCTGTCATCAAGAGATTGACCAATTGCTGTTCTGACTTTTCTTAATGTTTCAAATTTAACTCTAGGGTCATTAATTTGAGGCAAACTATCAAGGCTTCCAAAAACATCTTCAATCATCTCTAAAGCTGTATCCTCTAAGTCTGATTTTTTACCAGTCAAATCTTTAATTAAAGCACGATAACTTTGAGTCTCGCCTATCAAACCCTCAACAGCAGGAAGTCCCTTTGTTGAAGCAACGGCATCTTCTAAATATTTAAGAGTATTTGTTGTTTCAACAGGTGTTTCAGCAGGTATAAGCTCATCTACTTTTTCGTAAAGTCTTCCTGCCTCTTTGCTCGTTTCTTCAATAAATGTTTTAGTTCCCCTCAGTAGAGCTGCACCACCTTTTTCTCTAGAAATTTTAGGGGCAAGACTTCCGAGAGCTTCACCAGCCTGTCTTTCTGCTCTTGCGGTTGCTGCTGAAATACCCTCACCAACAACAGGAAATTCCTCAAGGGTTTGAGCAATAGCTTTCGGCGCACCGCCCTTTACTGTAATCGGAGGTGTAATTCCTAATTCACGAAACTCTCCAGCAGCAATTTTTTGCTCTGGAGCGACCTTAGCTCGTGTTAAAGTGGCGGGACGAGTTGCCATATAACCCATGCCTAAAACTGGCATTGATTCCATCATGCCCATAACATCACGAGCTAACCGTCGTTTCTCTCCCGCTGTAGGTTGGTCTGGACTAAGTAATCCATAAGCCTCTACTGGAAGAGATAAAGCCCCAGCAACGCCAGTTCCCAATGCGCCTAACCCTAAAAGGCCAACATCTGCTGCTCTGCCAGCCGTAGCTGATAATGTAGGCCCAGCGATAGGAATGTCTGCCAGTGCTTTTGTAACAGGGCGCTCCAAAGCCATAGATGTAAGCTCCCTAAATGGCTCTGTCATAAAGCGCGTTGCGCTCCCGATAACAGGAGTTCTGAAATTGGCCTCAGGAGTTAAATCATCTGGCGATGGAAGTGAAGATTGATAATCTTTAGAAGACAAAAAAGACTCAATAGCAGAGGTCATTTCTGCTTCAGATGTATCGGCTGGAAACTCTAAGACATCATCACCAACAACAACTTCTATAAAATCAGACATAGTTGGTACTACCTACTGTATTACTTCGTATGGCTTGTTTGGGCCTTGATAACGCAACCGCCTTGCGCCTTGAATAGCTTTTTCTGCTGGAGTGTAAACGCTTAAAGACCCATCAAAAAGTTTTGTGTCATGTTTACTTGGGCTGTAAGCCTGAATAATTCCATCATCTCCCAAGACACCATAATATGACGCGCTGAACCTAGTCTTAATGTCGCCAAGAACCCGTTCAAATTCTTCTCTTGTCGTTGCTCGAGAAAGTTTACCTTCAAGAGCTTTAATAATGTTTAACTCAGCCTCATTCAGTGCGCCAAAACCTGTTGCTCCAGTTCGGCTTTGGGTTTTAAGTTTCTCAAGACCCTTGCCAGTTAGGAAGCCAATAAGCTCATCCACTTGATTTTTAAACACACCTTGAGGAGTTTGAGCGCCAACAAGGGGAACTTCGGCAAGGACAGAGCCAGCCCCAGTCAAGCCAATAAACGAATCTTCGTTAGTTTTAAGCGTTTGCTCAATAGCATCTATAGTGCGAACAATTTGACCCAATGAAGAGTATGCAGCATCTTGTTTGCGCTGCTCTATAATCTTTTCGTTTTGAATTTTTCTAGATTCATTTTTTACTTTAAGATTATATTCTGCCTCAGTAATTTGCATACCTCGCTCTCTAATGTCAGCGTCAACCTTATCCTTTGCCTCTTTAAGAGCTACCTCCCTTTCAAATTGTTTTTTCCTTTGGTTAAGCTCTTCTTGGCTAAGTGTTAATTTATCCTTGTCTAAATTAAGTTGTTCGGCTGTTATTGAGCCAGCAATAACTTCAACGCTTCCGTCTGGAAGAAGCCTTGTGTCCTTACTTAAATTAAAACCTTTTTCTTCGGTTGTCGTTTCATAAGCCTTGCCATAAGGGACAATGCGATAATCAGATTTTCCTTCAAATTGTTTAGCATCGCTTGCTTGAACAGTTTGAATAATTTTATATTTATTATCTTCTGGGTCTTTTTTGTAAATATCAACAAAGTCAATATCGCCGCCAATTTTTGTAGTACCAACTTTTTCCAGCCTTGATTTAGTATTTCCTACTTCAGACAAAAACTCTGGTGTATTTTCTAGAACCTGAGAAACAACTTCTCCATCTTTTATAACATTATAAACATTCCCAACCTTGGGGCTTTTTAATTTAGCTTCAGCAACAGCCATTTCACGCTCAAGAAGGCCGCGCTTAAACCTACGCTCCTCCTCTTGCTGTGCAGCAATATTACCAGCCAACAAACCTTGAGCCAAACTAGAGCCAAGAGAGATAGGTGTGCGACTTGGGCCTTGCAGCAGAGAAGCACCCAAAGCAGACAGACGAGCAGACGAACCTTCTCCAGTAAACGCACCGCCCAGTCCACGCGCAGCGCCAGAAACACCAGAGCCAATACGGTCAAACAACCCCTGTTGCTGTGGCTGCATACGTTGTTGAAGTTGCATCCCCATCGGAGACGGTGCTGGCATACGCACAGGCTGGCCCATCAAAGACTGACCGCGAAGTGGGTCAACGCCGCCAATCATATTCATCGGCTGACGTGGTGAAAGTAAACCAGTAAAATCATAAGGATTAGCCATTAGAATTGTCCTATCAAACCACCCAGAAGGCCAGCGTATGCTTTTTCTTCCGCTGTAGCTCTATCACCCAAAGCGCCTGCAAGTGAGGCCGCACCACCCAAAAACAATTGCCCGCTACTTGGTTCGTAAAGCGGTGTAACTTGCGTTGAAACCTTACCCATAGGAAAGCCAGAAATAATGTTCTGGTAACGAGACAACTGCTCCATTGGAGATGTCTGCTCATACTGATAGCGCTGGATAGCTTCTTGGATGCCGCGTTGCTCTTGAGCCTCACGAGCAGCACCGACTTGCTGCAGGCGAGCAATGTCAGAATAGTCAGCAGCAGCCATAGCTGGGGCCATCTGTGCAGCTTGCAGGCCAAGACCGCGCTGCGTAGCAAAGTCACGATAGCCAACATCAGCAGCCACATCACCCAATGCGCGTGTCATAACGTCAGCAGCAGCACCAGAACCCAAGCGACCACGTTGAGCCAGTTGGCTCTGCACACGGGCTTGTACGGGGTCTAGCGCACGTTGGATAGCACCAGTAAGCAAACCAGACTGTGCAGGCGGTACATACTGACCTTCAGGGCCAGTGCTACCAAGAAACGAACCAACAGTCGATTGCGCTTGTTGTGTCAGTGGGCTACCAGCTACAGCGCGTTGCTCCTGTGCGCGCAGTGCTTGTTCTGTCTGTGGTGCAAAACCAGCGTAAGTCTGACCTTGATAAAACTGCGGAGCGCCTTGTTGATACTGACGCAATGCCTCAGACATACCGTACTGCAAGAAGGGTTGAGCAAAGGCATCAACACCTGTCTGGGTTACTGTTTCTGTAGTTCCGTCTGCCATTTTATTTACCTCTGGCCTTAATTTATACGGTTATCCACCGTTTGTAAACGCTATCCTAGAACAGCATAATGAAAAAGAATATCACTCGTATTTGAGTTGCTGCGATGTGTAAGTGTAAAGGTTTGCTTGCCCACGCTACTAATATAGAGATGAGATAGCTCTTGGGCTGCGTTAGATGACTTGGGTGTCCAAAGAATCACGCTGTTAGGATTTACACGCAAATCTGTTACGGTTGTTGTCGTAGAGCTTGCAGTCAACTGAAACGCACCAGTAGAGTTTATCTTACCCTCTACAAGGTTGTTGACCACCTCCGCGACCTCACGAGGCGTACCACCCATATTCGGAAGTCTGCGGTATTGGTTAGCCATTACCTGCGTCCTATCGTGTTAGCATCAACGTCAATGCCCTGCGCCTTCTTCCACTCACCACCCAAGTTTAAGCGCACCCGATGGTAGCGTCCGTTAGAGCGTACGGGGCAGAAGTTGTCATTGTTTAGGGTAGATGCGCTGCCAAACGTAAATGTATCAATCTGACGATTGCGCGAGGCAACCTGTGCCGTCACTGTGCCAGTGGAGTTTTCACGCAAGGTAACATATGGAATGACATTGTTTAGCAGCGAGTGAGAGCCTGTGCGAACCTCAAACTCAGCAGTCTCTACTGTTGCGCTCAATGTACTTCCTGTGAAGGTTTGGATTTTTTTGTCTTTAGAAGCGGCAAATAGAAACTCGCCGCCGCGATAGACAGCACCATCGAGAGAAGCAGGTAGAACGTCAAGATTACCAAAAGCAGCATCAAGAGCTTCAAGAGTGTAGCCAGCGGTATAAATAGGTGCAACCATATCCACAGCAACAGACGCGGTACTCCACTTATCAAGCGCATAGTTATAGATAATAAGTTTGTCAGGTGAACCATTCGTAGCCGCCGTACTTGCATAAGACCAAACAATAATCTGGCGGAGCGGGTCAGCAGAGGCTGTCATATTCTTAGCATATGCACCGTCCCAGTCTTCCAAGAAGAAACGGTTTACCTTCTCTGCGCCGATGGCGCGAGAACGCTCACCATCAAACATATAGAAGCCGTCATCAGCCAGATAGAAGACACTGTGACCAACATTACAAACGCTACCAGCAACCTTACAGCCACGCACCGTCTCCACCTTATCGAACTGGAATATCAGTGGCGCACCAATGTAACTACCGCGCACAATGCCCTTCTCCATAAGAATAGTGGCATATTCACCGCCGACAAGTCCAGTCACATCACCCATGTCTTGAATGTCTTGGAAGTCAGCCTGAGTCGTAGCAGACACAGCCCAGCTTGTGTAATCGCCCAGCGCAGACCAGCGCACACGATAGGGCTTGTTGCCATCTGTTGAGTCATGCGTAAAGCCAGTCATTACAAAGTCACGCACAACTGCAAGGTACTTAGCCTTTGGCGCATCAGCAGAAAGGTCAGCAAATAACCCAGCGCCAGCAGCAGTAGCTGTTTGAATGGGGTCAGCAAAGTTTGTGCTAATTACAGCTTCGCCAAACTGAACAAAACGAGGGCGGTCTTCTGCGCCAGTGCTGTAATTTCCAGACTTGCTAACATTATCAAGCGAACCATCAGTCGTATCAAACTTGTAAATCTTTGTGCGGTCAGCAGCATACAAGCCAACATTACCATCATCATCAGCGGCAGCAAACATGCCGACAATCACTTCATCAGCGACACCACTAATAGGAGAAATGTTTTGCATGCTCTCATAGCCAGCAGCCGCAGGAATGACGTTGTTGGCTACTGTAACACCTGCGTTACCAAAATCTGATTGGTCAGGTAAAAATTCCCCAAAGCTAATCATTGCGAACTCCAGCTTTCATTTTCAGCAGACACGTTTGTCCAAGTATCAGAACTAGCAGCAATAGGTGTCCAGCTTTCACCTTCAGCAGACACCACAGTCCAACTCTCGCCTTCATCTGCTACCTCAGACCATACCTCACCTTCGGCCTCAATAACACCCCACAATTCGCCTAGTTTTTCAGCTTCTACGGATACTGTAGCGACAGGCTGCGGATTAGCAGTGGCGAACACTTCAAAGTTAGCAGTGACATCTGGGATAGTAGCAAACGCTTGTAAGCTGGCTGTAGCGGTTGCAAGCAAGCCACCTTCTGCATTGACTGATGCAGACGTAGATGCAGAGCTATCACCAACCCGCACACGAATGCCAGCAGAGCTAACACTTGCAGAAGAAGATATAGAGGATGCACCAATTTGGATGCGAATACCGTCAGCAGATACGGAGACATTTGCAGACAGTGACGATGCACCAATAACAACCCTAATAGCTTCTGCTGTTGCTGTAGCAGTTGCAGATGGTTGAGCAGCGCCAACAACAATACGCACACCCTCTGCCGACATTGTAGACGGCCCAGCAAGCGCAGACGCACCAAACTGGATACGAATACCATCAGCGGCAACAGTGCTGGTAACACTTATGTTACTTGCGCCAAGCCTTATGCGTACGCCTTCAGAGGTTACAGTAGATGAGGTAGATGCTGCGGCAGCACCATCAAAGATACCAAAGCCAACAGCGGCTACAGATGCAGATGTGGATGGGGTGGATTCACCCTCACGCAGAGCAGCAGTCAGCCAGATAGAACTATCTAGTGAATACGGGAGACTGTCTAAGTCACCCCAGTTATCTAACTGCTCAAGTGTTGGCCCTACGATGTCAGCCATGACTAGGCCGCCGTAATATCAACGCCTGAAGCTGCTACCTTAAAGATGTCACCATCATTGATTGTCTTGGAAGCCGTCAATGCTGCGTGAAACAGCAGGTTGCCAGAGGACGAAGCATCGTAAATGCCAATGTGTGTAACAGTTCCAAAGTTGCCACCAGAAGCAGCAGGGAACTCAACAGCAGCGCTGTTTGATGCTGTGCCAGATGATGACGCACCAAACGCCATAGCCTGACGAGCATATCCGTTGCCGCTTACCTCTGTACCAGTGCCAGCATCAGTCGGGTCAGCCGTGTGCAGCCCAATATAAACAGTGGCAGGAGCAGAGGTGCTGCTTGTGCCTAAGAAGTGGTCAAGGAAGGCATCTTCCAAATAATCGCTCATTGCGCTCATGTCTATTCTCCGTAATCAGATTTCATTTGAAGAGCAGAGCCAGCAAACTGACTCTCAGCTTCTTCACGTTTAATCTCTGTAATTGCGCGTGTAAACAACTGCTCATACAAAGCAGTCTTCTGGTCATCCATCAAATATACACCAGCAGCGCCCAAAGAGCCATATAGATATGCGTCAGGATGACGGGTTAAGATTGTATTGCTAGTGTTACTGTCAGACAACTCATCTACACCCTCACCGTAAATAAGCTCTGCCGTGTAGGCGCTATCAGGTGTAGGTGCAAACTTAATCTCGCTACCAAAGATTGTGTAGGCGCGAGGCTTGCCTGTTGCATTAGATGTATAGTGGCTGTCAAGCGCCATAGGCGTGTAATACTCAAGCACTTCAGCAGGTGTTGTATTTAGCTTTACAGAGCGAATAGAACGCAGGTCAGTCGGTAGGGAAACAAACGCATCGCCAGCAGACAGTGTAGCGTTAGCGCGTTTTGTCTGGGAACGTGTACCAAGTTCGCGGCTCATACGCGCCTCTGCAAGAGAGATAAACTCAGGGATACGGTCAGTCAAATCATCACGAGCTAAGAAGTTCGCAATCGCCGTTTTAAGTTCTGCGTAAGTTCCGATTGCCATTATACTCTACCGCCACTTGTTCTAAAGAACCTGTTATCATAGTCATTGAGCCATTTCTTCCAGCCATTAGGATTATCTTTTGGTTGGCCTAGCTCTTGAATTAGCTGATGATACAATGCTGTGGGTATTTCCGCAACCTTCTGTTGATGTCGCTGCGTATTACCTTGCAGGCTACCAGAGCGGTATTCATTGCGTTCATCGCGGTTATTAGCAAGAAGAGCGTCAACATTCTGACTGCTCTCAAAAATCATTTTACCGTCTTCATCAAAATGCGCCCACGTTTCTTTCCCCGTGACCGCATCTTTTTGTAAAAGTCTCTTCTTCATCTTTCTCCCCTAAAGTGAACGGGGGTAGCCGAAGCTACCCCCTCAACACTCACGACAGGTCGTAAACAGCCGCGTGGGCTTTCGGTGCTGAAACTTTGAGTGTCCATTCAGTGATGATTTGGAACTTCTCAGAGTCACCCGTCTTCGCCATTTCTTGAACGGTGAAGTTACGGTTAGGCAGTGTGCAGACAGAAGCGTAATCGCTGTCCAAAAGATACACACGGTCATCCGAAGCAAAACGGTCGATTACAACGTCAAGCTGACCAAAGTCGGACAGATACAGGCTGACCGAACCAACGATAGCTGCTTCACGAGGAGCAGTATAGTTGATTTGGTTGGTTGCAACTGAACCGCTGTTCAAGTCGCTGAAAGCGGCTTTCTTAGCAGGAGAAACAACCAGCATGTTCGGCTGACCACCATCGGTGTAAGCAGCTTGCATTGCGGTGTCGATTTGAGCCAGAGTCAAAGCGCGGTTCGTACCTGACATATCAGGAACATCCGTGCCGTCACCAGTAGCAGCAGAAGTGCCAGAGGCATCGTCTACGTTGGTAATCCAGCTTGACAAAGTACCAGCTTTACGCGGGTCAGAAGCAGAACGTGCAGTATCAGAGTGCAGATACTTTTCGATGTCACGACGAAGCTCAAGACCTTTCAGAACTTTTTGATAGGCAACTTCCTTGTCGCGACCTGCTTTATCAACAGCGTCCAGAGTACCAGAAACTTGTGCATCTTTTTGCGAGATTTGCATGTAGTTGCCCAAGCGAGTGGTGGCAGTCGGCGTATCATAAGTAGCGTCAGCACCTTCGTTCTGGTAGTTGGTTGCTGAAGCAGCAGCCAGTTCTTGTACTTGCCATTCGACAAATACGCCATTTCCTGTCTCTTTTTTCAGAGCAGAAAAGATGGGGGTTTCATCAGGGTCGATGCGAGTGATTACGTCACTCAGGTCTTCCCGTTCGCCAATAGCATTGGCAGTAGTAAATTGAGCCATTTTAAGACCTCATTCTCTCTAATATTAAGTCCACAGCAGCATCTTTGCTGCCAGTTTTATTTAGGCGTTCAAGTGCCTGTTTGTCACGATTAGCTCTGACTTGCTTCTTGGACTTTGGAGTACCAGACTTAACTGCTTTTGGTGCTTTGCGAACCTTCTTCTGAGCGGCAGGCTTCTTAGCCATAAGCTCATCGTAGAGGTGCGCCTTGCGTAAGACTTCGATTGCACGAGAGTCACTAGCCGTCGCCAGTTCTTCTTCACTGTAACCGATGCGCTGTGCATAAGAGATAACATTTTGTTTCTCCCGCATAGCCACTTCGTCATCACGCCATTCAGGAATACGTTCAAGCAACTGTTTTTGCTGCTCTACAAGATACTCTTGGTGCTGTTGCGCCATTTGCTCTTGCTGCTCTCGTTCTATCCTTGCACGTTCTGCCTGTACCTTTCCCACATTTTCTTTGCGGTCACGGAAAGCGTCGCGTTGCTTGGCCCATTCGAGAGGGTCTTCCTGATAGAGCTTATCCCAATATTCTTTGGGTTGCTCTGGCACTGAGTTAAGCTGGGCTTCAATAGCTTCCAAAGCTCGCCCATACTTCTCGCGTTGCTGCGCTAGAGCTGCCGATTCTGCCTCAGAAGTCTTGCGAAGTTCTGCGGCCTCTTGCATACGCTTTTGCGCGGCTTGTTCTAGCTGATATGATTTGACAAGCTCCTCAGAGGTTACTTGTATCTCCTCACCATCAACTTTTACGGTATGAAGTTCTTCCTCAACGTACTCTACGTCTTCGGGGTCAACGTCATACTCTTCATCATCAAATTCCTCTTCCGACTCAGATAGCTCTTCAGCGTCATCGTCTTCCAGTTCCTCTTCAGATGTGGCCTCAACTTCTTCAGCATCTTCAAGAATCTCTTCTTGCTCTACTGCTTCTGTTTCGGCTACAGGCTCTTGAATATCGCCGCTTGCCTCTTCAGGGGCGTTGGTATTCAAGAGAAGGTCAACAGCTTGACCTTTGTTTAGAGACTCTCCAGTTCCTAACAGGGTGCTGGGTTCATCGCTCATTTTTAATCTCCTCTACGGATTCTTTAGGAGTTTAACTCCAGTTTCGCTAAGTCACCTGTCTCGATGACTTCTGACAAATGGCCTTGCACCACCATTAGTGCTTGGTACATTTGAAAGAGCGTTTCTCGTTCATCTTGCGATGACGAGGAATCTTTCAGTGCGTTCATGTACTTATTCTCTAGTACTTCAAACGCCTCAACAATCAGAGGGTCGCGCATCAATGCTTTGGCGCGTTCACCCCTGTTTTGTTCTTCCCTTCTCTTCCCTTCATCCATAAGTAGTCTCCTCTACTGTTGCAATAATACAACACAATGCTTTTTAAGCAAGACCTTATGCAAACGTCATATTCCAATGGTCTTCTGTCATATAAAGTTTTGCGTCTTTTGCAAACTTTGATGTTTTTGACTCTTTTTGCATCATTGGCGGCGGGCCTGAATAATAGCCGTATTGGGTTTGGCTTGCATACTGTTGATACCGATTATATAGCTCTTCGTCTTTGTCGAATTTAGGGTCATATGGATAAGACCCAAATTGTTCTTTTTGGCGCTCTGCCGTAACGTCACGTTTCATATAGTGGGTCGGAACCATCTTCCTACTTTTTTCCTTGCCAGTCTTTCCATCATATACTACCTGCTCGCCCTGACCTGCAAATCTACCAATACCATTAGCAGACTCCCAGCCCACGGCAACAACAGTCTTATTCAAATATCTTCCGTCATCTGTTTTTTCACCAAGCTCAAAAGACTCAAAAATATCACCGCCGTAAGTTATCGACCTCTTGTATGTATCTTTGCTTTGCTTAGTTCCATGCGAGTTAATAAATCTTTCCGCTGCGCTTGTTGATGTGAACGGAACAACTGAGCCGCCCATTTCAGAGGCTTGCGCGTTTTGTGCGTAGTCAAACTGAGACTCTACAAACTTATTAAATGCCTCAGTGCTTTCCAAGTATCTACTTGGAGTTGCTTCTGTTGGGGTGATTGCACCAGCCTTCAAAAGCTCATAGACAACCTTTTGAGGCCCGTTAGAGCGATTTGCTTTTGTATTGTAATATGGGTTCGAGGAAACATTGCCCACGCCGCTGCCCAAGACCTCATTCACTTTTGCATTGTCTATGCTAAAGCCGTAAGAGTTTTTCATTCTGTTTAGGGTTTTTGCTGCGGATTTAGAGGCGGCTTCACCCCACGCTGAAGATGCACCATCACCACCACCGTAATTGCCAGAGGTAAATGAATTACCGTTATAAGATACTTTGCCGTAAGAGTTTGGATACTCACCAGCCGCGCCGCCTTGCAGTAGACCGCTAATAACCTTAACGCCCTGACCAAGCGCGGCAATGGTAGCCACAGGTGACAAGAATCCAGCAACAGAAGATGCAACGTCAAATGTTGCCTGAGAGCCAGTCAAAGCACCAATGGACTGAGCAGCCTTTGCTACAGCAAGAGCGTCTGCTGGACTTTCAATGCCGTCCTCAAGCACATCTATACCTGAGAGAATAGAACCAAACTCACCAGCCAAATCACCACCAGAAAGCAAATCTTTCCCAGCGTAGGTATTCGTAAGATAGTCAACGGCCTCATACGCCTGTGCTAGATTTGCAGCGTCTGGGTTTTCAATAGCGTCAGATATAGCAGCGCCTGCGGCGGTGGTCGTTACAAATGTCTCGGTTGGGCCAGCAATAATGTCGCTTTCAACCCCACCCTCTTTACCAGCAATGTTGATTTGCTCAATAGCCTCGCCAGCAGCTTTCACGCTTGGGTCTTCGACTAAGTTAATAATCTCACCAACTGCTTGGGTGCTTTCCTCAATTACGTCTGGTATTTCTGGCAGGCTAATGTCAGGCAAACTAAAGTCAGGGATTAAATCTGATAAAATACCACCAGACGGAACGTCAATAGAGGGCAAGTCAATTTCAGGCAATACATCCGACAGGTCGGGAAGAGAGACATCAATCTCTGGAATCGGCACTTCGACTTCAGGTAGCGGAACATCTGGCAATGAAATATCTACAGACGGAATATCTACAGACGGGATATCTACAGACGGGATATCTACAGACGGGATATCTACAGACGGGATATCAATCTCTGGGAATGACAGGTCAAGCTCTGGCACGTCTATAGACGGCACATCAATCTCTGGCTCACCCAAGTCAATTTCTGGAAGGTCAACCTCAGGCTTCTCTATACGCGGGAACATATCAGACAATACTTGTGCCGCAGCCGCCGCGCCTGCTACATCAAACACACCTTCTTCTGGGGCTTCATCTCCAATAGTTTGCGTGGGCATATAAATGCCAGAGCGATACATACCACCGAACATAGTCGGGTCTAGCGCAATACTCTCCTGAAAGGCTCTCTCAAGGTCAGCATACTCATCAACATATTGCCGCGGCATCAGTGGCTGAATTGTGTCAACTTCTGGGGCTTGACCAAATACACCTTGACTAGGCGCAAACAGTGTAGGGCTAATCTGCTCAAAGTCTTTCATAAACTCTGGCAGGTTTTCGGGGCTGTAAGTTATGTTTTGTGGGCGGTCAATATATGTAATCTGACTGCCTAAAATATCACCCAAAGGCATAGTGGGGGCATCAACCAGAGATGGCATACCGACTGTAGTTGGCGCACCCATAAACTCTATCTGAGGCATGGCAGGAGGTGCAGATACGCCAGTGGGTGCGGAGATATTTAAAATGTCCTGCAAGTCCTCAAATGACAGCATCTCTGGCAGAGCCATAGTTAGACCCTCGGCAGATTAACAGATGTCTCAATATCTGAGCGCAGCTTCTCCAAACGTAACTGACGCTCAAACTCCAACTCTTGACGGCGCAAGTCTAACTCAGCAGCCATCTTCTCACGCTCAAACTGCAACTCAAGTTGCATCTTCTCACGCTTGAGAGCCAATTCATTTTCAGCTTTAGCCATCTCCATTTGCATTTGTGGATTCGGGCCTTGCTGTTGCGGTGGGGGCGGTGGAGCATTACGCGGGTCTTGGAAAAACTCGCTGGCATCTTTGAAGCCAGAAAGCTCTGCAATCTTAGACAGCGTATTGCGATATTGAATGGGTGTAACAATAGGATTGTTTGGCCCCATTGTCGCCATGATTCCTTCTTGCTTGGCAGCAATCTGGAACAGAGTGGCAAGCTGTTGCTCACGCTGACCAGTACCAAGACCTACGTTAATCTGCACATCGTACATGTTGTCCCACTGACGCGGATCCATTGTCACGAAGTTATTACGCAGGCGAATAATCTTCTCTTTGTTTTGATACTTCGTAACCAAGTGAAGGATGCCACGGAACAAGGCGCGTACACCTGTCTCAGCAAACACACGGGCAATCATCTCAATCTTGCCTTGCGAGGCAGCTTGCATAGCAGCTACAGCAGTAGCGGTAGTGGACTGCAATGCGTCTGCATCAAGGCCCATAGACTGCTTGCTAATGCCAGTACGCTGCTCACGCACACTGTCCATGTAGTTCAGTGCAGGGAAGACAGAAGAAGAAACTTCGGGAACTTGAAGAGGCTGAACCGCCCCAGCGGTACGAGTGCGTACGATGCCGCCGGGGCGGTTCGTCAACAAGTCATCAAGATTTACTTGGCCTTCAACGGCAACAACACGAGCATTGTTAGTGTTGTAGATGTTGTCGAGCAACTGACGCATCAGGGTAGATTTGATAAGCTGCACATCCATTACAAGCTCTGCAACCGAGCGACCAATCGCACGGTGCGGCATCAGGATAGGTGACAGGATAGCAAATGGGATTTGGTCACACTCTTCATTTTCAAGAACGTGGTATCCGTTTCCTACTGTAAGAACACGACGAAACTCAGCCACCCCGTCCCCATCATAGTCAGAACGAATATAACATTCCGTAACGAGAACATCGCGCATGGTCGGGTCAAGGCTGTCGTAAGGAGCGCCTCCTTCAAGGTCTTCAAACCTGCTGGTTCTTTCTTCTGACGTTTCAACATCTGAGACTCCTGCATATTTTTCTATCTCATCTCTGCTGTAACCCATCTGCACAAGGTCACTGACAGACATTGACGAGCGGTGCGCTACAAAGTCTGCATCCTCAAGAGACTTGGCGCGGCTCGTAATCAAAAATTCTTCTGGTGGCACATTCTCAATGCAGACCTTGCCGTCTGTCTTGGTGCGCTTAACTTTGATGTCATACAGCACAGGAGCAGGAATCATCATACCATCAGGGGTAATCATGTCCTCACCGATGGTGCGTTCATCTTGCTCGACAATCTCGACTTCTGGGTCTGCAAGAATGATGGTCAGTTCTTCATCATTGAGGTCAGCATATTCTTCTGTCTCAATATCTGTCTTCTCATCCCAGTAAAACTTCACAACACCAGTCTTCAGGATAAGCGCATCCTTGAACCAGTTGTGCATGATTTCAAAACCACGGTTATCGTTATTGATAACCCAGTTGCAGTAATCACTGGCTTGTTCGGCTACAGCTACATCTTCTGGCCCGTGAGGTGCGAAACGCACATACTCTTCAGACTGCGTAAAGATACGCATCAAGGACGGCATGATGTGTTCGATAGTGTCAGATACTTCGGTGCTAACAACTTGAGAGCGGTCTGGCTGTTCATTGCCAAACGGTTCGCCCAAGTAATAGTCCATCGCGTCGATACGGTCTTGCGAGTACTCCGTATCGTAGTGACCTAGCGCTTGTTCAATCTCATTGCGAACAATGCCCTGAAACTCAATGTCGTCCATTTTAGCCATAACTATGCTTTCTTAGATACTTTAGCCTTTTTAGCCGTTTTAGCTACTTTAGCTACTTTAGGCTTTTCCTTAACAACAGGAGCTTCACTTAGCGGCTTGCGACAGCCTTTGCAACGCTCTGTGTAACCATTTGGATTGGGGTATCCGCAATGTGGGCAAATCATTTCTCTGTCCTCTGTTTGCGTGGGCGACCACGTTTCTTAGGTGCAGCCTTCTTAGCTACTTTCTCCGCTTCCAATGCTGCTGCTTTCTCGGCAGCACGGTTACGCGTGTAAACAGTAACATACATTATGACCGTTTCCTTGCCTTTTTCTTAGCAGTATTTGAAAGGTCGCCAAAGTGGTAAAGTTTCTTACTTGATTCAGTGTGTCGAGCGCCACTGTGCAGTTCGCCATTTGACATCTTGTGCATACCGCCTTTATGACGAGTGCCATCTCGGAAGTAATGAGCCATACCCTTAGCCATTATGCCGTCCTCTTCTTCGTCGTCTTCTTGGCAACTTTTTTCTTTTTGCTATTTTTACTCTTAGGTCTTCCAACCTGCGAACCATAAGTTCCTTTTCCGTAAGGCATATCTAACTCCTACCACTTGACCTTGTGTGACCAGTATTTTGCAGACAAC